CATGGAATTTTAAGCTTTACTTTATCTAAAAATGGGTGGGATAATTTAAAAATTCTTTAATACTTGATTAAAACTAAATCTCAAATTAAAATAAAATAAGGTATATATGACTAGAAAATTAGTTGGAATAGAAAACGACGGCTTAAAAGCTAGAGCAATTTATATTGAAAATGATACTTGGTATAGCGAGGACTTAAAAGTAGGTATAACAATGCTTAAGGATTTATTGCCAGATAAAGCTAGTTAGTAGGTTATTTGATAGCAGAAATATTACTAACTTGTGCTTTGTTATCCCCTTTAACACCAGATAGCATTACAGAATATAAAGAATGTAAAGCAAGAAACGTAATAATTTTGGACATGAAAAAATATATTAATATGTTTTCAATGTATTTTAAGCCAGAAGATGTAGAAAAGGCCCTTAGGATAACTTGGTGCGAAAGTAAAGGAAAGATAGACGCTGTTGGTGTTAATAAAGACGGCTCAAAAGATGTTGGTTTGTGGCAATTTAATGACAATACTTGGGCTTGGTTAAAAGATAAATTAAATATTACTAGCCCTAGAACTAACGCTCAAGTCTCAACTGTTGTTGCTAGTTGGCTAGTTTATAATGACGGTTGGTTCCATTGGAATTCCAGCAAACATTGCTGGTGGTTACGAGATTATGAGCAGGATTAGTGACTGAAACAGATGTTTTAATCTCCTGCCCATAATCTACAGGGCTGCGATTGTATCGCTTTATTAATTATATACAGTCAATTAAATAAATAACAGATTAAACTAATAATCATGCAAGTAGAAACTGTTGATATAAACGACCTAAAAGAACACCCAAAGAATTATAAAAAACACCCAGACGATCAATTAAAGCACATTATTAGCTCAATAGAAGAACACGGCTTTTATAGAAATATAGTTATTGCTAACGACAATACTATCTTGGCAGGTCATGGCGTCTATCAAGCTTGTAAAAAGATGAATAAAAAAGAACTTCCTGTTATTAGATTAGACATAGCACATGACAGCCCACAAGCCTTAAAAGTTTTAACTTCAGATAATGAAATACAAAACTTAGCAGAAGTAGATGATAGAGCTTTAAGCGAAATATTAAAAGAAATTTTAGACGTTGAGTTGGATTTGACAGGTACCGGCTTTAATGAGGATCAATTATCTGCTTTAATTTACACAACAAGACCTGCAACAGAGATTGCTTCTCATGATAGCGCTAAGGAATGGGTAGGAATGGCTGATTATGAAACAGCTGAAAATAAACTTAAATTAATAGTATTTTTTGACACACAAGAAGATAAAGATAAGTTATTTGAAATATTAGACATAAAACACATAACACAAGAAACAGGCTTAACTACTACAATTTATTATCCAGATAGGCCCCACGAGGACAAACAGAATATTAAGTTTGTTTTAGATGAGTAAATATAAAATATATATTATTTCCAAAGGCAGACATGATGTTTGTTATACAGCAAAACATTTTTTAGAAAACAATGTGGATTTTAATTTAGTAGTAGAGCCACAAGAATTAGATTTATATAAAGAACATTTTGACGAGAAAATAATTATTACAACGCCATTCCAAGATTTAGGCCTTGGCTCGATCCCTGTTAGAAATTTTGTTTGGGAACATTCCAAAAAGCTTGGACATAAAAGGCATTGGATTTTTGATGACAACATAAGAAGCACTCGTTATTTATGGAAAGGAAGAAAAGTAAATATAGATCCAGCAATAGCTATTTCTGAAATAGAAAAATTTACTGACCGATACGAGAACATAGCAATTAGTGGAATGAATTATAGTTTCTTTGTAAGAGGTGGAAAGCTAAAACCTTATGCCTTAAATAAAAGAGTTTTTAGTAATTTATTAATAAACAATAATATAGAACAACGTTGGCGTGGACGATATAACGAAGATACTGATTTAAGCCTACAAGTTTTAGTAAATGGTTACTGTACTGTTTTGTTTAATGTATTTAGCATAGATAAGACTTTAACAATGAGTATGAAAGGTGGAAATGCTACTGAACTTTATCAAGGCGACGGCAGATTAAAAATGGCTAAAGATTTAGAAAGACAATGGCCTTATGTAGTCAAAACTGTACGGAAATTTGATAGGCCACAACACGAAATAATTAGAAAAAGTAGACAGTTTGATCAACAGCTTATTAGAAGAAAAGATATTGATTGGGATAAAATAAAAGAAGAAAAAATTAATTTAAAAATAAAACAGATTAACGAAGTTAAAAACGATTATTTGAAGAAAGCAGTTGAAGACTATAATGAGTAAAAAAGAAATAGAATTTTGGAGAGAAGATGAAACCTTTTCTGATTATAAAAGAAGAAAGCATGCAGGTATGCAAGGAATGGGACAAAAAACTGTGAAGAATAGAGAAGATTGGACACCTGCTCAAAAGCGTGGTTTAAATAATAAAAATAAAGGAAGAAGAAAGCAAAACGAAGCTAGAAAAAAGCTAGGAATACCTGATACTCGCTTTAGATCACAAATGGGCCATGAAGAAAATTGGCGTGGTGCTGTAAAAGTTGAAGTTAAAGCAGGAAAACAAGTACAAACATTATGGAATAGGTATAAAGAAGCTAAATTACAATCTACTAAAAACAACGTAATTGGCGACACGAGGCCCTTTGTTTTTGTTGCTATGCCAGACGGAACAACTAATGGTTTAGTAGTTTGTGAATTAGATAAGTTACAGGAAGTAGTTTATGCTTTTTTAGAAACTTGGGAAAATAATCCAAACGATAAAATGATAATTAAATAATTTACTTATCTTTAATCTTATATTAATATAGTTAAACTATGAAAATTGAACCAGTAAGCCTTGCAGAAATAGGCGACATGACAGGACTAACAAGACAAAAGTTGGCTTCTTTAAAATATCACAACAAACTTCCACAAGCAGACATAATTTTAAAGTGTGGGCCTTTATGGGATTTAGAAAAAATTAAATCTTTTTGTGAAGAAACTAAACTAGGACCTAACTTTAAGTAAATGTCATAGCTATTATTTATAATCTTACTAAAAGGAGAATAAAATGGCTAAGAGAGATACGCAAATACTTATAAGCAAGCCTTGGAATAAAAGCTTGGTTAAACAATTAAAAATGAGCTATGGATCAATAGATTATGTTGAACATACTCAAGTTACTCAAAAATTAATAGCATTAATTCCAGATGTAAAAATGGAAGTTGGCGAGATTATTAAAGATGTTGTTTTTGATGAGAACGGAGAACAAAGAGAATTTATAACAGGGGTTACTTACACAATATCTGGAACTATTGACGGCGAGTTTAGGTCGGTAACAGAAGCAGGAATGTGCGATAAGCCTTTCTTTGTTGAGGGTGGAAAAAAAGTTTCTAATAATGGTGAAAGACTTAAAGAATGTATTTCAGACGCAATTAAAAGGTGCGGAATGAGACTTGGTCTTGGTTTAGAGCTTTGGGATACTGAAGTGTGGTTAATAGACTACCTAGATCCTAAAACTAAAGTTGTGCCAAAAGCTAAGAAAGAAACAAAAACAGACGACAAGCTAAAAGTTAGTAAAGATAAATTAGATAAAATTATAGACAAAGAAAAAGCGAAAAGCCCAAGCAAATAAGTTAAGATTATTATTCAACAATCTTACAGGAGGGCTTTATGCAATTTAAAAATCAGGTATATTTTTCTATTATTCCAGAATGGCTGACTGAAAGCGAAGTTTCTGATAATGCTTTTAGAGTTTATTCTACTTTATGCAGGTATGCAGATAAAGATAGTGGAGAATGTTATCCAAGTATTAAAACAATAGGCCAAAGATGTCATAAAAGCCCAAGCACGATCAAAAGAGCTATTAAAGAGTTGCAAGATTTAGGCGCTATAAAGGTAGAGTCTCGCTTTTTAGATGAGTCGCAAACAAGCAATTTATATACCATTATTTTTGATAAGGTCAATTATGAACACGGGTGGGAGGTCAAATCTGACACGGGGCTAGGTGCAAATATGACACACAAACTAAAGTCATCTAACCAAAGTCATAGTGTAAAGGCTGATAAATCTGGAAGAAAAATTTTATTTAATTCATTGTCTGAGGCATTAGGTTATAAACCAAGCACAAAACAAGAAATAGGTATTTTTAATAAAGTAATAAAAGAAATATCCGAAGCGGGTGGAACAGCAGAGCAAATAACTCAAAGAGTAGAAATATATAAAACAAAATGGAAAGGAATAACGCTAACACCTACTGCTCTTTTAAAACATTGGTCAAAGCTTGGTCAAATGTATGAAGAAAATAAACCACCAGAGCAATACAACTGCATAGAAAACGGCCATAAATGGATAGATTTAGACGTAATTTTTTACTGTCAAATATGTAAAGAAGAGAAAACAAAGTAAACTAAAAGCATGAGTTTAAAACAAGAAGAATTTAATTTCGGCTTTCAAAGTATTTTATATTACTTAGAACAAGCAGATGACTTGTTTTATATGATCGACGGCTTTGAGCCATTAGAAGCAAATGAAGCTTATTCGGGAGGTCTTTTATTACGTGCATTAGGTTCTGTTGTTGCTATAAACTTATCAATAGATAATAACGACTTCATTATAAGCGTTATTGATCCCCACGGAAGAATGCAGTTAGTCATGTTACCAGACGGAGATGATTTATTACTTTTCTTGTTATCTCTACGAAAAGAACTGGAAGACAGTAAATATTATTAAAATGTCATAGGTTATTTATATAATTCTTTTATAAATATCCTAAAAAGGGGGAATATGTTTATAGAAATAAACAAAGAATGGCTATTAAATAAAAAGAAAAAAAGTATATTTAATTATGGTTACTCGCCACCAGAGCCAGAAACGGCGGTAGAAGATATAGCTAATATAATCAAGAAAGAAATTGAATACTTAAAAGAAAGACGATCTACTTTTAAAAATTCAACAGAACTAGCTAAATATGGAAAGAAAATATCTTTTATTTTTCTTGACGCAGAAATAGAAAGAATGAAAGCTTTACTTGATATATTAGAAGCCCAACAAAATGAGATTAAAATGTCTTATATTTTGGAAGGCGAAGCTATGGCAAATTCTGGACATTATGACATAGACGAGTCTTATGACGAAAGTAAATTCTAATGGTTGAGAAAAAAGTATTAACAGAGTTATTTACTAAAAAAGCACTTAAAAATAAAATTGTAGATGTTACTAGCGATAATAAATACGCTGTACAAGAAAACTTACTTTTATGGGACATAGAAACACTTCCAGAAATGGACGACAAACACCATAGAAGTTATACAATTTTTAGCAAAGGTATTCCTTTACACGTTGTCCAGACTTTTGCGATTATTGAGGGCAAAAGGACTATAACTAAATATCCAATTGATGAGGTTGCTATCCCACAGGGCATATTAATTCAAATGATAGACAAGGGGTTTGAGAAAAAATGATTGATTTAAAAAAACTTCTTAAAAGAAAAAAGTCTAAAGAATTTGAATTAAAAACAGATAAAGAAGCTTTATTGGCGGGGTTACTTTTATGCGTAACAGCGCCAACAGAAGCACATTTTGAAATAGCTAAAGACGCAGTATTTTTGGGTGCTGAAAGAATGGAAGAAACAGAGATCCAGGAAATCCAGAGATTAGCAGAAGTAGCTTTACACTTTTTAAAGGACAGATAATGTTTTTTAATGATAAAAGAAAACAGTTACCAAAAAAATTAAGAATGCTTTTTGATAAGCAGTTTAAATTGGAAGCTGATTTAAAAAAAATTAAAGAAGAAATTGAACAGATGAGAATTGAATATGAAGAATTCTTTTTTAAGGTTAAAAATTGAGTTACGCAAAAAGACTTGAAGAGATATTATCTGACGGCAATTGGCACTGTATCTTACCTATGATCGCTGAGACTGGTCTTTCAGCAAGAAATAGGATAAGTGAAATGAACCAAAAGCATGAAGAAGAATTTGGGTTTAATAAATATGTTAGTGAGAAATGTATCC